TCCGACCGGGACCGTTTCGAGCGAGAGCTAATCCGCCTGCGCGGATTCCGGCTTTCTCGCCTGATCGTCGTCGGCTACCCGGACGAGATCTCCAACGGAACATACCGCTCGAAAATGAACCCGAAAGCGGTGTGGGGAACGCTCGATTCCTTTTCCGTCCGGTACGGCGTAGCCTACGAGTTCCATGCGACACCGTCGGCAGCGGCCCAGCGGATCGAGCGGCTGGCGTGGTACTACTGGCGCGACTACGCCAGAAGATTCTCCAGCGTCGGGCCGTGTCCGATCGCGCCCGCCGTTCCACTCACCAGATGACAGCATCTCCCACAATCCGTGCGTTTGCCGACGCGATGCGTCCTCCGTCGCGCCTGCCGGTCACCGAGTGGTGCGAGCGCAATGTTGTCCTGCCACACTCCAACAAGTCTCCGCGCTGGGACATCGCCGGATCGCCGTGGCTCCGCGAGCCGATGCTTGCCGCAGCCGACAACCGGAACCGGGAGATCGTGCTGGTCGCGCCTACCGGCTCTGGAAAGACCACGCTGGTCGAAGGCCTGGTTCCGTGGATCGTGGCCGAGTCCCCAGGAAACATTTTGTACGTCACGCAGACCGACGCCGAAGCCGCTGACTGGGCCGAGACGCGCCTGCTGCCGTCGCTTAAACTTTGCAGGTCGCTGGACGGGTTGTGGCCGAAGGACCGGCACAAGACGCGCAAGACGGAGATCATATTTCCACACATGGCGCTGTTCTGCGGCGGGGCCGGCATTGCGAACCTACAGGAGAAATCCGTCCGCTGGGTGCTGCTGGACGAGGCGTGGACCTACAAGGCGGGACGCATCCAAATGGCTAGGCGTCGAACCCATGACGGCTGGAACGCCAGAGTCTGCGTCCTGTCGCAGGGCGGCATCCAGGGCGGCGACCTCCACACGGCGTGGGAACAAACCGACATGGCAGAATACCGATTCCCGTGTCCGGGTTGCGGCGTTTTGAAACCGTGGCGGTTCTCCGAGTTGAAATGGGAGGATGCCAGGACCGAGAACGGCAAGCGGGACTGGAACGCCATCGCTGCCAGCGTCAGGCTTGAATGCGAGTGCGGCCACGTCGTGCCCGACAGGTCGGAGCAACGCCGCGCACTGTCCTCTTCCGGCGTCTATGTGGCGCTGAACGGCAACTGCATTCCACGGCACCGAGGCTTCACCTACAACGCGATGGCCGTATGGTGGGCGTCGTGGTTCGACCTTGTGGCCGAGTTCCTCAAGGCGTGCGAGGAGAAAGAAAGGGCGAACCTTGAGCCGCTGAAGCTTTTCCACATGCAGCGCATGGCCGACTTCTGGAGGGACGAGCAGATCGAGTCGCGGGCCACGCTGGTCGGCAGCGGATACGCGAAGGCACAGTACGCCCACGGCGAGAGGATCGACAACGAGGTCAGGAGGTTTCTCACCATAGACAAACAGCGCGACCACTTCTGGGGCGTTGTCCGCGCATGGCGCGGGGATGGATCGAGCCGGTTGTGCTACGAGGGTAAAATCCTCACTTGGGAAACCATTGAAACGATCCGGATGCAATACCAGGTCGAGCCGCAGTTCGTCTTCGTTGATGCCCGCTTTGACACAGGAAGCGTCTACGACAATTGCGGAACCCGGAACTGGACGGCGCTCCATGGTTCCGGCGAACCCGGATTCGTCTGGCGGCAGAACAATCGAAAGGTCACGCGCTCCTATTCTCAGGTCAGCGAGGCGCAAGCACCAAACGGAAAGCGGGCGCGGTACGTCATATGGTCGAACGAGCGGATCAAGGACGCCCTGATCCTGCTACGCATCGGGCGCGGGATGAGCTGGGAGATACCGGACGACGTCTCGGAGGATTACATCCGGCAGATAGACGCGGAGCAGAAGATCCCGACCACCAATTCCAAGACCGGGGAGACTAGGGACATCTGGGTTCGGATACGCAAACGCGACAACCACCTCTGGGATTGCGAGTGCATGCAGGTCGCCGCGGCGATGATGATGCGGATCATGGGCGACACGGAGTCGGCAGCGAAGGAGGACGTGGAATGAAGCCGGTGACGCAGAAGGAGATGGCGCGGCGCGTCGGCGTCAACAAAAGCGTCATCACAAAATACAAGGCGCTTGGCGTTGACGTTACGGACGAGGACGCTGTCCGCAGGCACAAGGCCGAGAACAAGCGGGGCGGGCAACCAAACGAAAGCTACGGCGACCTCCGTGCCGAGAAACTCAGGTTGACCAAGGCGCAGGCGGACAGGGCCGAGCTTGAGGTCCGCCGCCTTCGCCGGGAGCTGGTTGCTGTCGAGGAGGTACGCGCCGACCTGCTCCGCATCGGCTCAACCGTAAAGGCGCTGCTCCTGCGGCTGGAGAGCGACCTGCCGCCGACGCTGCACGGCCTTGAGCCTGCGGAGATGCAGCTGCGCATACGCGAGTCGGTTGATAAAATTTTATCACAATTGTCGGAGATGGCGAGTTACATGCACGGTGCTTGACAATTTCCGGTTGGCGTAGTTTTGGTGTCTCATGGTTATATGCCAGCGCATTCGGTGAGCGGTTGCCGGATGCGCTGGTTTCTTGTCGGGCTTGACAAGCTCGCCTTGGCGTGGCCTCTCCAAGCACAATCCGATCGATCCTTGGGGCGATCTCGCGTGACCCGTGCAAGCTCGCCCTGATCCGCCAAGAGCATGACGAGCTGGCGACCGCCATCGCCACTAACGACTCCTACGGTCGCGAGATAATCAACGGATCTGGGAACGGGCAGAGCTACAGCGTGGCCGTGACCATGAACAAGCTCCAACGCCTCCGGCTTCTGGAGCAGGTTCTCCACTGCTACGACAACAGCGTCTCTCCGACATCCTGGGCACCGATCGTTCTTTCCTGACACATGGCCACAATCCTCGACCAATTCGGAAACTCGGTCAGCAGCGGAGCCAGGAAGTTCATCCGTGGGGCCGACAACGGTGGCCGTGAGCGACCGTGGGAAATGGTGAGGCTCGGGGACATCGACGCGCTGGTGCCGCAGAACGACCGCCAGACGATCGTCTACGTTTCGCGCCGGTTGTACTCAAACATGGGCATCGTGCGGGGGGCGATCGACCAACGCGCCATGTACGCCGTTGGTAGAGCATGGCTTCCAAGATTCCAGGGCGACGACAAGCAGTGGGGCGCTTTGGCTTCCGACTGGCTTCAGAACGAGTGGTTCGGCGTGTGCGATGTCAGGGGTCCGAGCCACGACTGGCAGACCGGGCTGTACCTCGACAGCGTCCATATCGACCGAGACGGCGATGTCGGCCTGATGCTTACCGAGACATCCGGCGGCTACCCGCAGATCCAGCGCATACCGGCGCACCGAATCGCGTACAGGCGCGGAGTCGGCGTGGACGAGCAAACCGGGAAGGTGACAGCCGGGCCGTACCGTGGCTACCGCATGGTTTCCGGCGTCATCGTCAACGGGCAGGGCCGTCCGCTCGCCTACCGGGTTTTGGGTGATGACCAGAACGGCAGGGACGACGTTGACGTTCCAAGCCAGGACATGATGCTGCCCTACGACCCATCGTGGCACNNACATGCTCCAGAGCCACGACTGGGAGCGGATGGCGCAACTGGCAATGTCGGCGGTCAGCCTGATCGAGTACAACGAGGACGGCGCACCGGACCCGGGGGATCCGATAAACGCATTCTCATCGACATCCGCCAGCGGCACCGGGCTTACAAGCCAGACGCTTTCCGGCGGACTTGTCCGGTACTTCCGGTCGAATAGCGGCGGCAAGCTGGAGGGATTGAGGATCGACCGTCCGGGCGATGTCTGGGAGTCGTTCCAAGACAGGATGACCAGATCTGCGCTCGCTGGAATGGGCTGGCCTTACTCGATGTGCTGGAAGGCGACCGGACAGGGCACCGCTGAACGATCCGAGCTGCAACGCGCCGACCGCGCCGTGCAGGACCGGCAGGACTTGCTGAAGCCGGTGGCGAGGCGCATCGTCGGCTACGCTGTGTCAAAGGCGATAAAGCTTGGTATCCTTCCGCCGTACAAAGGACGGGACATTGGAGGATCTCTCAGGTGGGACTTCAGCACGCCACCTCGCCTGAGCATCGACATCGGACGGGATTCCAAGGCGCTGATAGACGGCTGGCGCTCCGGCATGCAGAACCATTCCGGCATCGTCACCGCGCTAGGCTCCGACCTACGCACCCACTACGAGGAGCGGGCAGAGGAGGTCGCGTTGCGGAAACTCGCGGCACGCAACGCCAGCGAGAAATACGGCATCGAGGTCACGCCCCAGGAGATGGCCGTCTACGATACTAATTTGCAAGCACAGCAAACGACACAGCAACCAGGAACGGACACAGAATGAACAGCAGAATATTCTCGACACCTTGGGCGATCTTCCCGGCGGCGGCTGACGAGGCGCGGCGGCGTCTCGACCCGGAACGCGCACTCTCGCTTGCCGACTTCTTTTCACCACGCAGGCCGCTGTCTGTTGCCGATGGCACCGCACGCATCCACGTCTACGGTCCGCTGATTGACGACGGGCCACCGATCGCGGAGCAGCTCGGGATGACTGACTACAGGACGTTGGTGCGCGAGATCAGCTCGGCACGGCAGGCCGGGGCGAATACCATCATCCTCGACGTTGATTCTCCGGGCGGCATGGTGAGCGGCTTGCAGGAGGTTGTCGGGCAGATCGTCAACGGCAGGGAAACGACAATCGCCAACTGCCGGGGCATGGCGTGCAGCGCAGCCTACTGGCTGGCTTCGACATGCGACAGAATCGTTGCGTCCCCATCGTGCGACCTCGGGTCGATCGGCGTGGTTACCGTGTGGGAGGACACCAGCAAGCTGTCCGAGAGGCTAGGGATACAGGTCAACGTGATGACCAACGAAGGCGCGGACCTAAAGGGAATGGGAATGGGAACATCGTTGACCGACGAACAGGTGGCATGGATGCAGGAGAGGCTGAACGAGATTGGCGCAGACTTCCGCGCACACGTCGAGGGGAACCGACCGAATATCGACCCGGTTGTCTTCCGGGCCGGGCACTATTCCGGCATGCGGGCCGTCGATCTCGGACTGGCCGATGCGCTGACAAACGCTTGACAAACCAACCAAGGAAGAACCGATGAACATTTTTTCAACACGCAAAGACCTCATGGAGCGCGTCGAGGCGCTTGAGAGCCAGTTGGC